ACATTCGATGTCTGCTACCTGGACGTTAACGCCCATCCCTGGGAATTCCGCCCTCACCCCAGGGGCCACATCTTATCAATCCGCCCGAGTGCCGTGCTGGTCGTCAGATCGCCGGCGATTCGGGCGGGCGGTATCCACTGCACCAGGATCTCCGCGACGCATGGAAGCAGCTTCGTCATCGGCACGCCGGATCAGATCCAACAGGCCCTGGAGGCCAAGTAGTCACGTTGGCCATGCCGTGCTAGCCTTCCCAGGCCCCGAGTTCACAGGGAGACTCGGGATCTGCTTGGGAGGGCGGAATGACCAGTCAGACGGAGCGCGCGCTACAAACCGCACACAGGATAAGAAGCGGGAGCCTCAGGAACTGCCGATTTATCTACAAGTTCGGCTTCAATGGCGACATAGATACCACGGAGGAAACCGTCTGGGATCAAGGCGGCCTTTACAGCTACATCCCCACCCCTTCGGTTCTGACCTTCTCTTCAAGCAGCGCGGACGATACTGCGGCTGGCACCGGGGCGCAGACGATCATGGCTGACGGGCTGGACGAAAACTACGACCAAGCACTTGAGGAAATCTCCCTCAATGGGCAAACAGAGGTTTCGAGCACTACCACCTTTGCCCGCATCTTCAGGATGTATGTATTGGCGGCGGGAAGCGGAGAGACGGCAGCCGGCGACATATACGCAGGAACCGGGACGGTAACCGCGGGCGTGCCTGCCAACATCTATGCCAAGATCACGCAGGGGGAAAATCAGACGCTCATGTGTACCTATACGGTTCCAAGGAATCGCATAGGGTTGCTTTGGGCGGCAAATGTAAGGTCCGGCGGCAGCAGTACTGCTATCGTCACGGCAAGGACTGTCTTCCGGCCCTTCGGTGGCGTATTCCGGACGGGCGTTAGGGTTCTAATCAACAACACTGGCGCCAATGAGCAGACGGCCTATCCACTCCCGATCCAAGCGAAGACGGATTACGAAATCCGGGCGGTTTCGTCTTCTCCCAATACCGACGTGAGCGCTACGTTTCAAATGATGGTGGCGACAGGGTAATATTGTGCCATTAACCAAAAAAGGCAGGAAAATTAAGCGGAATATGCGTGAAACCTATGGAAAAGAGAGGGGCGAGCGCGTATTTTATGCTAGTCAGAATGCCGGAAAGATCAAAGGCACCCACAAGCCAGGCAGGCGCAAGCGAAAGGGAAAGAAATGAGATTTCTAGCCATTGCCCTGTCAGTGCTCATGCTGGCGGCCTGCGAGAGCGCTTTTCAGACTGCAGGCTACCGGGCCGCCGAGGCCAACTGCCGCCTCCAGGGCTACCTGCCCAGCACCCCCGACTATCGTGATTGCGTGAAGGTCGGGAAACACGAAGTCGATATGGCCGACATGCAGCAGCGAATGATGATGATGCAATCCTACGGAGCTCTCGGCACAGCTTGGGCGCCACAGCCACAGCAACCCGCGCCAAATGCCTTCGCAGTTCAGCCCACCCGCAAGCAGCAGTTTTGCTATCCGGGCCAAGGTTTTGTATACTGTCAATGAGTGAAGTTCGATCAATATTTGGGAGCTATCGCCAAGAAGGCCTACATGATGCCTACATGCGATTAGGGTATGATGGCAGCAATGATTCCCTTTTCAGAGCCTTGGCGGTTTTGGTGAACCGTGTCGCCGACCTAGAGGAAAGGTTAGAAGCCTATGAAAAAGCGCAGCACGAAGGCCCAGAAGATGCCGACGGGCAACCAACTGGCGAGGGCTGAGCTTCGCCGCAACGGCTACACCCGCCCGAACGGGGGCAAGGAAGAGCAGATCCGCGGCAACGTGCGGAAGACCAAAAGTGCCTGATTCCCAGGAAGTCCTGCACTTCTGGACCTACAACGACACGCCGCTTGAGGATCTGGACCGGGATACCTTGATCGAGGCCCTGACCCTTGCTTGCGAAAGCAATGCCGAGCTTCAAGAGCAAGTGTGGGAGCTTCGGAAAAAACAGGTCGAGGACTTTCGAGCGATAGCTTCTCTCAGGGTTGCCGGCAATGCGTAGACCATCCAAAGACAAAACCCAGTGGATAGCCATAACCATCCTATCGGTGGCCGTGGTGCTGCTGATCGTGCTTCTGCTGGCCTCGGGCCTGAATGGGGTGGAGAATGGTTGACCGCCCCCTTGCATCTCTGTCTCAGAAACTCTCTCTTGGCGGCGCTGCAATAAGTTGTCGTGACATCCGGACAGGAGAGTTTCTCCTGATGTCTGATGAGCAGGCGGCCTTTTTCCTTGATGAGAGGGATAGCTGTAGGCTGAGAGATTTCCTTAGAGAAACGGATGGTCGATATGGGCTCATCTGACCGCCCCACATGCAAAGACTGTAGGTTCTGGGAAGAACTCCCCCCTGCACCGGCCGATGAAGCCCCTAACGGTCAGTGCAGGCGCAGCGCTCCGCAGCATGCCTATTATTGGCCGCAAACTGGCGTTGAAGACTGGTGCGGACAATTGGAGATTTCCCAGGAAAATGAAAGGATGTGGAGTAAGGCTCCTTACGAGGCCGATTCGGAGGCGAGGCCGATTCCTCATGAAGGAAAGATTTCCTAATGCCTAAACGCAAAGCCCCTCCCACAGCATGGAGGCCAGGACAGAGCGGAAACCCTGATGGGCGCGCTCGCACCAAGATCATCACTGACATAATCCGCAAGATTGCCAATGAAGAGGTCGAGGCCAAAGGCCCCGACGGAAACGTTCGCAATATCAAAAGGTTGCGCCAAAGTACAGAGGCACTTTTTGAAGAAGCGGCCAAGGGCAACGTAGCCGCCTACAACGCCATCGCCGAACGCCTTGAAGGCAAGGTCCCCAATGAGAACCACAACACCAACGAAGTAGGCGACAACACCTTGCAGGCACTGCTCGAAGCCATCGACGGCAGATCAAGGGATATCGTGGCGCCGGCCCTTACTGAGGACATGCCAGAGGAAGAGGATAGGCTGCATTGAGCGCCGCCCTACAGGCCGCCATTGACCAGTTCAGCGACTACCGCTGGCGCTTGAACAACCTCTACTGGATCCTCGACAAGGCCGGGCACCGCATCCAGTTCAAGACCAACAGCGCTCAGGAGCAATTCCTGGACGACATGTGGTACTTCAACATTACCCTGAAGGCGCGGCAGCTGGGCTTCACCACGCTGTGGCAACTGATCATGCTGGACGCCTGTGTGTTCAACAGCAATGTGCGCGCCGGCACGATCGCCCACACCAGAGAGGACGCGGAGGCCATCTTTCGTGAGAAGTCCAAATACCCCTACGACAACCTGCCCGAACCCATTCGCGCCAGTAACCCGGCCACTATGGACGCGGCGCGCCATCTGTCCTTTGCGAACAACTCTTCCATACGAGTTGGCACGAGCTTGCGCTCTGGCACATTCCAATACCTCCACATCAGCGAATACGGGAAGATCTGCGCCAAGTACCCCGACAAAGCCCGGGAGATCAAAGCCGGAGCGTTGAATACGGTGCAGACTGGGCAGATGGTGAACATCGAGTCCACGGCCGAAGGCCAGGAGGGCGACTTCTTCGACAAGTGCGAGATCGCCCGCAGCAAGGCAGCCAAGGGCGCCAAGCTCACGCCGCTGGACTTCAGGTTCCATTTCTTCCCCTGGTATCTGGACCCTGGCTACGTGCTGCCTGCAGGCTCCGTGCTGATCACTGACGAGATTCAGGACCTCTTTGACAGCTACGAGGCGGCCGGCATCCACCTCACTCCACAGCAGCAAGCCTGGTACGCAGCCAAATCCGAGCAGCAAGACGAGGACATGTTCGCCGAGTACCCGACCACGCCGGACGAAGCGTTCCGGGCCACGGTCGAGGGCGCCTACTACGGCAAGCAGATCCGCAAGCTTGAGGAGCAAGGCCGCATCGGCAGCGTGCCCCACGATCCTGGGCTAGGCGTCGAGACTTGGTGGGACCTGGGCATGGCTGACCTGATGTCCATCTGGTTTGTCCAGCGCCAGGGCGTGGAATGCAGGATGATCGACTACTACCAGAACAGCGGCGAGGGGCTGGCGCACTACACCCAGATGCTGCAGGAGAAGCAGAAGGAGCGGGAATTCACCTACACCCGCCACCTGTGGCCCCATGATGGCAACGTGCGTATCCTTGACGAGAAGGGCAGGACACGCACCGACGTGATGAAGGGCCTCGGCTATGAGCCAGAGGTGGTCGAGCGCGGCCTGATTCAGACGGGAATTGAAGCAGTTCGTAACCTTTTGCCGCTATGTCACTTTGACGAGCAACATTGCGCGCCGGGCATCAAGGCGCTAAGGCTCTACCGCAAGGATTGGGACGAAAACCTTGGCACCTGGAAGAAACACCCGCTTCACGACAGCAACAGCCACGGGGCGGACGCCTTCAGGACGGGAGCCAGCGCTGACCTGCCGCGGAAGCGTGCGAAGGGGCAGCGCAGGGCGCCGGAGGTCGCCATAGTGTGATCACGGTAATTCTTGCGGGATTAACCATTGGTTTTGTGATAGGTTTCCTGACATGAGCGACGATTTCCTGAGGGATGTACAAGGCTTGGAGGCGCGCGTCGATGCCGTCGAGGGCCGGTTGGGCAACATTACGCAGCGCGCGCGAGAGGTCATTGGTGGCAAGATCGCCGGCCTTGAGGCCAAGGTGACGGCGCAGGAAGCCCAGATTGAACGGCTTGAGCAGGCTATCAGGGGGTTGACGCCATGAGCGGAGCACCAAACCAACGCCGCATGACGCAGGCGGAAATGGCCTTCACCTCTGTGGAAGCAGGAAAGCGCGCAGAACGCCGTGCGAGCCTGCTGGAGAGGCGTCTGGCTGTGGCTGAGGATAGGATGGCCGAGCAGGATCGGACCATCAGCGAGCTTGCCAGCAGCCTACAGGACGCATCGGACACGATTAGCGCCTTCCATGTGGTTCTCAAGGAGCTTCAGGAGCAGACGGGCAAGGGTGTGGAACAGGTGCTGACTGGGCTTGATGCGCGCGTCGGGGAAGTAGAGAAGTTTGCGGGCGCAGGAACTTCAATCTCTCAATATGTCAGTGAGACCCTTGCTCCCCGCTTGCAAGCATCGGAAGATCGTCTTAGCCGAATCCAGGATCAACTGCTTGAAAACGCCCAAGACAGGGAATTTTTGGCTGGCCGAATCCAGGCCCTTGAGACCAAACCCCGACGCGGCCGCCCGCTGGGCTCCAAGAACAAACCTAAGGTTGAAAATCCCCCGGCCGAAGATGGCGTGAATAGCCCCCAGGGCGGGGATTCCAGCAACTCAGAGGCGAGTGACGCCTAATGCAAATCCGCATGAAGCCAGAGCAGCTATGGCGTCGGCTGGAGTTGGCGCGGATCAAGGCGCGGAGCCACTATGAGCGCGAGGCCATATTCTCTAGGGTTGAGCTTCGCGAGTGGCGAAGGGAGCGCACTGAAGAGAAACTGGAAGACGCCTACATGCGGCTGACGTTATCGCGTTCAGATTACATGGGGCATTTGATGAAAAGGCCTTGGCCTCTTGCCGCGTTTCTTTCGGGCGGCGGCGGCTCTTGGCGGGACCTTTGCAAGTTGCGGGAATTTGACCAGATCTGCAAAACCGCTGATGACTGGGTTGAGGTTGACCAGGATGAGTTGGCCTTGGTTGAGCGCTGGCGGAAAGCTCCATTCGCCGCGCACCCCAGCAATGCGGAAGCGTTTCCAGAGATTGCGCCGAGTCCTCCCGACCGTCGCATAGCTAGGTAAGCGAAAGGGGGCAGGTAGCCCACCACATGGCAGACATTCTAGACTTTACCGGGATAACAAAAGCCGATCTGGATCCAGACATGATTCTGGAATCTGCCAAGGGGCAGGTTCTAGACGTTGTGGTGCTTGGATATGATCAGAACGGCGAGGAGTATTTTGCTAGCGCTAAGGCGGATCCAAGGGAGATTCTTTGGCTGCTGAAGCGCTACGAGAAGTATCTTCTCGAATTGCCTGAAATTCAGAGCGAGTAGCCAGGATGGCCAGAGCAAGCAGCAAGCCCGAGCCCATGTCAGACTCCGAGCTGGAGTCCGTCATTGGCCAGCAGATCGCCCACGCCCGCTCCTACCTGAGCGCCGAGGTTGCTTCCGACAGGCAGGCAAATCTCCGCTACTACCTCGGCCGCCCGCTTGGAAACGAGGTCGAGGGCCGCTCTCAGGTCATTTCCACGGATGTCCAGGACACTGTCGAGTCCATCATGCCGGATTTGGTGGAGATGTTCGCCGCCTCGGGCTCCATCTGGAAGTATCAGCCGCAAGGGCCGGAGGACGTTCCCTACACGGAACAGATGGACTCCTACATCTGGGATACGGTGTGGAACATCGACAACCCGGGCTTCACGATCACCCACGACGCGCTGAAAGACGTGCTGCTTGAGAAGACGGGCATTCTCAAAATCTGGTGGGACGACACCAAGCCCACGACACAGGAATCGCTCAAAGAAGTCCAGTTGATGGAGGTAGCCCGCCACTACGAGGATCCCAACGTGGAGATCCTGGAGGCCACCACCAACATGGCGGGCGAGGTCGAGACCGGGACCTTTGATATCAAGATCGAGCGCACGCAAGAGACGGGCCGGTGCCGGATCGAAGTGGTGCCTTCGGAGGAGTTCCTGGTTAACAGCCGTACCATTGAGCTTGATGAGACCTGCACCTTCTGCTCCCATCGCCGCTATACCACGCGCTCCGAGCTTGTCGAACAGGGATACGACAAGGATTTTGTGTGGAACCTGCCGACCATCGAGGGCAACAACAACGCCAACCTCGACCGCTCCCGGGTGCGCCATGCCCGATACAGCGACGACCGCTCTGCCCTGACGGACTATGGCGTCCAGTTCGACGACCAGAAAGAGGTCGAGGTCTACGAGTGCTATGTCCTGATGGACTACGACGGGGATGGCATCGGCAAGCGGTATCTGGTGAAGGTCGCCGGCTCCGATGGCCAAAACCTGATGCCCGACCCTGACACGGGCGAGTCCGCGGTTCAGATTGACGAGCATCCCTTCGTCAAGATGGAAGCCATCCGCCAAACGCACAGGTTCTTCGGCCGCGCGGTCGCGGATCTGGTCCGCAGCATTCAGTTGATCAAGTCCACGATCCAGCGCCAGGCCCTGGATAACGTCTACCAGATCAACAACCAACGCTCCGTCGTTAGCAGCAAGGTCGACCTGGATGACTACCTGAACAACGAAGTCGGCGCGGCCATCACGGTGGAAGATACAACCGCGGTCGGCCATGTGGTGCCGATGTCGCCCCAGCCTCTCGGCCAAGTGCTGGAGCCGATGCTTCGCTACTGGGATGAAGTGAGCCAGGATCGGACAGGCATTGCCGGCGGCGCCGAGCCTCTGGACCCCAAGGCCTTCCACGAGACCTTTGGCGGGGCGAACCTGATGCTCGGCCAGATGATGAAGCGCCTTCTCTTCTATGCGCGCGTGATGGCGGAGACGGGCTTCAAGGCGGCAGGCAAGAAGATCTTGCGAACGGTTGTTTACAACCAGGATGCGGCGCGCGTCGTAAGGCTCAACAACAAATGGGTTCCTGTGGATCCTCGGCGCTGGAATGCGGCGCTTGATGTGAAGGTGACCGCAGGTCTGGGGCACGGGACCAAGGAAAGCCGGATGGCCGGCGCCATGCAGGTGGCGCAGCTTCAGGAGAAGGTGATTGCCGAGGTTCAGGGCGGGAGCCTCGCCGGTCCCTTTGTGACGCCTGAGCACCTGAGCAACACGTTAGAAACAATCTGTGACAGCATGTCTCTCGATCGGAGCCTCTACTTCGGGGATCTGGACGAGCCTTCGATGCGGGCGCTGATGCAGCCCAAGCAGCCGCAGCCGAGTGAGCTTGAGAAGCTAGCGACCATGCAGGCTCAGCTTGAGACCAAGAAGACCGAGCTTAAGGCCATGGATGAGCGCATGGACAACCAGATAGAGATTCTGAAGGTCCGCGAGGATGCCCGGCAGGCCGACCAGGACACTCAAGTGAAGATGATCGAGATTCAGGCCAAGTACGGCCTTGAGGAGCAGAAGCTTTTGCTCTCGGCACAGCAGGCCGCGCAGGCGCAGGAATCTACGGGCGTCAACGTCACCTATCAGGCTGGCGACGACGTAGCGGAAGCCCTCATGGGGCAGTCCGGCGCGATTGGAGACAGCATGGCGGCCCTTGCCGAGAGCGTGGCGGCTCTGCAGGCCTCGGCAGACACGCTATCCAGGCCGCGGCGCCTGGTGAGGGATGATGCGGGCCGTCCAGTGGCCTCAGAGATTGTACCGGAATAGGGGATAAGCCATGGCTAACGGTCCTTTCAACGTCGCCAAGGGTCGGGCGATCGAGTTCTACAATCGAATCGAGAGCAACGATCCGGCGAATTCGGCTTTCATTCTGGTGCTTGCTACCGGGGCGGCGACGGATGCCACGCTGAGGGACTACGATACTCTGTCGGCGCTTCTGGGGGATGCTGGCGTGACCGAAGCGACCTTCACAAATTACGTGAGGAAAACGCTCACTGATGCTGATCTAGCAGCATTTCCGGCCCCAGACGATACCAACGACCGATACGATGTGACCTTGCCAGACACGACCTGGACCGCAGCCGGCAACGGGACCAACAATACGCTGACGCGGCTTTTCGTCTGCTACGACAGCGACACGACGGGCGGCACGGATGCGAATATCATTCCGGTTGCTTTCCATGATTTTGCCGTCACGACCAACGGGGGGGATCTGACGGCTGACTTCGGGGCGGTCTGGTACAGAGCCTCGTAACCTCAGGGAGAGAGGGGGTTGAGATGGCCTACTGTCTGGTTTGCGAGCGCCAGAGAGAGAACCAAGACGCACGGGAGAACAAGACCTACGTGAACGTGGCAGTGCAAGGGCGCATCATTGGCGGGACGACCGAGAGCTTGGCCCAGTATCAGGCGCGAGAACCTAGTTCGGTGTGGTTCGATCCCGGCAACAATGAATTCCTGATCGAGATTCTGGAAACATTCTATCAGGAGATAGTTGACGGGACTTTCCCTCTGTTCCACGACGGCTTCAGCAACCTGCCCTACTGGCAGCAGCAGAACGACACCTCGGGCAACGCGCTCTCGCTGGGTAGCTACGACAACCCGGAGGACTCGGGGACGCCTTTCGTTGTCGATCGCCAGCTTGAGGACACGCGCTTCGTCCTGAGGGTCTATGACAAGGACCCAGTCAACGACGGTACCGCGGTCAACGTGGAAGATGAGGAATTCGACGAAGACAAGGTCAACACCACGGTTGAGCGGTTTCTCAGGCTGTTTCAGGAAGACGGGACCACCGCTATCAATCGCAACGTCGCAAACGACAAGATCACGGTTGATGGGCGCCTACTCGATCTGGATTGGGGCAGCAGCGCGGAGCCTGCGGTGGGCGCGGGCGTGGCGCGGGTTTTCTTCAACATCGAGAACACGGGGACAGGCAATTTCAATTCAGACACCGGCTACAGGATTCTTGGCCCCACGGACGAACAGAATTACATCTGGCGCGTCTACACCAAGACTCTGAACGTCGTGGTTCCCGCCTGATAGCCCATGGCTGCCGTTGTTAAATCCCGCGAAGCCGTAACGGCGAGCTTTACCAGCACAACTGGGCTTCAAACTCAAACTGTCAACCTGACTAAGAGCCAGGATGAGACCCAGTGCTCGCCTATGGGCGTGACGCTACGATTTACCTCCGTGGCTTCGGATAGTCGGGCAAACCAAGGTGTTGCAGTTGAACTAATCGACAATGCGGGCACGCCGGCCGTTCGCTTCAGCCGCCGCGGGAATGGGACCTACGGCGCCATAACGGTTGAATGCGAAATTGTCGAATGGGGCTCTAACGTCACTGTTCAGCAAGTGGGATTCACGTCCCTCTCCGGCACATCCGCCACGGCGACCATTACAAGCATCACGACGACCAGATCGTTCATCATACCGACGGCGCGAGCCTCGGCGGATGCTGGCGGCGATGACTTCAACGACATGTTCATCAGGGCCAGTTTTAATTCTGGCACGCAAATCCAATTTGATCGCGGCGCGGCTGGCACTCCCGACTGGGATGTATACGCTTACGTCATTACCAGCGATAACGGAGATTTTGAAACAGAATACGCAAACTATAGCGGTACTAGTACGGCTACAAGCGCCACGCACACATTATCAAATACTGTCACACTAGATAATGCGTTTATTATTACGACTTATCAGAGCGGACATACTACTGACGACCTCGGCGACGCTATCGTAAGCACTTATCTATCCAGCACGACGCAATTAACGACTGTTCGTGACCACGGTGCGTCTGTTGACGGCACTTTTGAAATGGGCGTCTGGGTCGTGCGCGGATCAGCCAGCGAATTCGCCACGCAACGCTTTGCCCTCGATTGTGGGTCAGCCCTAATCAACAATCAGACCATCACTGCGGTCGATGACGACAAGGCTGTCGTTATCAACTCGCACGACATGGCCTTTGGCGTCTGGGCCGTCGACAGCACCGGAACAGGCTCAAATGTTGAGCAAAGACAAAGCGCTCTTTGGAGGACCAGCACAACAAACGTAAGGGCGCAAAGACGAGAAGACGCTTCTCTGAATGGCAGTAACAACTTCATTCGCTTTGAGGTTGTTGAATTCGAGCTTGAGAGCGCCGGGCCTGCTCCTCAGACCATTCCCGTTGGACTGGCGTCCGAGACGGATTCCGCGTTTGCTGTGTCGCCAGCCGCCGGGGCCGTATCCGTTACGGTCGACCTTGCTAGCGAAACAGATACGGCCCTTACGGTCACGCCAGAGATTGGCGGGGCGCCCCAGACTGTTCCTGTGGGCCTGGCCTCAGAGACAGATAGCGCCGAGCCGGTCGCCGCGGTGCCTGGGGCGGTCCTGGTTGCGGTCGACCTTGCTAGCGAGTCTGACGAAGCCTTCCCGGTCGATGGCGTTCCGGGCGCGGTGGCTGTTGACGTAGGCATTGCGTCGGAAATCGACCTGGCAGCACCTGTCTTCCCGGTGGTCGAGGGCGGCCCGCAAACGGTGCTGATTGTCAACGCCGCGGAGATTGATCAAGCCTTCACGGTCACGCCTTCGCTACCTTCAGAGGAAAAACCCGGCGCAGCACCACCTACACGTAAAGGAAAACGTAAGCATCGCCGATACATACTGCCCGACGGACGCAGTTTCACTGATCCAGATCGGGCTTTATTCGAATTGCGCAAGATCCTTGCGGAAAGCGCCGAGGCAGAAGAATCGGGCGCCCCTCTCGCTAACCTTGAAGCAGAGCCTGCCAGCCAAAGCCAAAAGGTGGGGGCGTCCGATGCCGTGCCTGATGAGCCGGTATCCTCTGCCTTGATGGATGAGGTGGTCACCGAGCTTCCCGCCATGATCGAAGCCCGCGGGCCTGACGCCGCGCCTCTCGACCCTGAGCTGGTCGCCCTTCTGCTCCAGCGCATTGACGACGAAGAGGCTGCGATGCTGCTTCTGTGAGTAGCATTGATTTACAACAGGATTCTGTGGTATTTGAGGATATGGCTAATGAGCAAACCCTCCAGCGATACTTCAGGGACGGGCAGGAAGCCGAGGCGGTCCTCGAAAACCGCATCTTCAAAGCCCAAGCCCGAGCCCTCGAAAAAGAATACAGCGCCGCTTTCAAGGGAGACGATTTGGACGCGGCTCTTGAAGCTCGCCGGAAAGCTCAAGTCTTTGAGGATTTCCTAACCAAACTGGCCATAATCCATAAGAGGGGCATTCAGGCGGGCAAGGATCTGGAGAATTTGAAGCAGCGGCGACATCAGGGATTGTCCCTTGTCGTCAATGACATGCAAGGCATTGTTTAGGCAATTTGGAAGGAGTCCACATTATGCCATACGGTAAGAAGTCGATGGGCAAGGCGTCGCCCTCAAAGGCATTCCGTGAGCCGGGTAAGACCAACTACGGCAAGTCGGCCAACGTCCGCGAGAGTGACGCCAAGACGTTCTCCAGCGGATCCAAGAAGGGCAAGTCCACCAGCATGCCCTATTCGTGATCGTCTGATCACAATACCTTTCCCAGGTAGGGAGTTTTGCCAGGATGGCAGAGACAGAGGCCACGAATCAGGACGGCGCCAAGCCTAAGCCTGAGGCCCAGCCGCCCCTAAGCCCGGTGACGGGACGGGAAGGCACACCACAGAGTGAAAGAGCATGGCTCGCCGAGCGACGGAGGGAGCGGGAGACTGCAAGGTCTGCGATTCAGACTTTGAAGGAAACTCCCGAGCCTAAGCCGGAGCCGGAGACCGAGCCGACTTCTGAGGTAAGCCGCGAGACAGAATCCGAAGCCCAGGCTGTCGAGCCTGAGGCAGAAGGTTCCGAGAGTGCGGAGGCTCAGACGGAAGCGGAGGCCACAGAGGCCCCGCAAGGCGAATCCGAGGAATACTTTCCCGAGACACTTCCCGAGTTTATCGAAGCGCTTGGCGTGGAATCCAAGGATTTCATGCAGGGCGTGACGGTGCCTGTGAAGGTCAACGGAGAGGATGTATCGGTTCCGATTGCCGAGATTCTGGAGTCTTACTCCAGCAAGGCGGAACGCGATCGCCTCGGGCAAGCCATCGCTGAAGACCGGAAGGCCATGCAGGCCACCGCTCAACAGCATGAGCAAGAGCACCAAGGACGCCTACAGCAGGCAGACACGTTTTTGCATGCCCTGCAATCGTCCGTTCAGATGGGGCCTTCTGATCAGGATCTAAGCCAGATGCTGAACAGCGGGCAGATTGACGAGAAAACCTATCTGACGACGCGTTCCGAGCGGGATCAGAAAGTCGCAGCTTTCAACCAAGCTATCGTCGAGCGTAACCAGATGGTTGCCGATCATCAGGCGAAGCAGCAGGAGACAGTGACGACTTTCCGCAAGGAACAGCAGGATCGGCTCATGGACTGGCGCCCTGACCTTCAGGAGCCGGCCAAGCTTTCGGAATTCGAGACGGCCATTAGATCCAACCTCAAGGGTATGGGCTATACCGATCAGCGCGTGGAGCGTTTCTTCGGCGAGTGGACGCTTGAAGACCTGAAGCTGATAGAAAAGGCCATGAAATATGATCAACTCATGGCCCAGGAAAAGCCGATCAAGCAGCGACTGCATCAATTGCCCAAGCTCCAGAAGCCTGGGCCGAAGCGGTCGGGTGCTCAGCAAGCGAACGACGTGGTTCTTGGGGCTCGCAACCGTCTGAAATCCAGCGGAAGCGCGCAGGACGCAGTTGCGTTAATGCGTGCCAAGCGAGCACAAAGGAACCAATCCCATGGCGGAAGCCAATAGAAAAACCACCTACGATTCGCCAGCCAACCGGGAAGATCTGGTTGACATCGTCTACAACGTCGATCCGTGGGACACGCCATTCGTCACGCGCATTCCCTCGACTTCGGCGACGGCCGTTCTTCACGAGTGGCCGATCGATACTCTGGCCGCGGTCGATGCGTCCAACGCCAAGCTTGAGGGCGACGACGCGACCATCGAGGCGTCGGTAAACCCGACCCGGGCGACCAACTACTGCCAGATTTCGGCCAAGACGCTGATGGTTTCGGGCACGCAGGAATACGTGCTCCAGGCCGGTGTTGATGACGAAATCGACTATCAGTTGGTCAAGAAGACCAAGGAAGTCCGGCGCGACGTGGAGACCATCCTTCTCGGCAATCAGGCCAAGGAAGCTGGCAACAAGGCAACGACGGCTCGCCTCACGGCGTCTTACCAGTCCTGGGTTGCCGCTGGCTTTGTCCAGACTGCCGCGGCGGTGGGTGGCTCTGCCCCGACCGGCGACGGTTCGGACACTCGCACGGCAGGAACGGCCGGCGCGTTTGTGGAAACCGATTTCAAGAACGCGGCTAAGGCTGCTTGGGACAACGGCGGTAACCCCGACCTTGCCCTGATGCAGTCCGCCATCAAGCAGACCTTCTCGACCTTCACCGGCAACGCCACCCGGTTCAAGGGCGCGGAAGACAAGCAGCTTGTCGCCACCATCGACATCTACGACGGCGACTTCGGTGAGTACGAGGTTGCGGCCGATCGCTTCGGCGCGTCTGACTACCTCTACCTGCTGGAAACCAACATGTGGGCGCTTGCCGAGCTTCGGCCGCTTTTCAGCGAGCCGCTGGGCAAGTCCGGCGATGCCGAGAAGTGGCAGTTGATCTGGGAGTATGCGCTTGAGGCGCGAAACCAGAAGTCTTCGGCCTGCGTCGCCGACATCGCTTAAGGGCTTGGGGCGGTCTTCGGGCCGCCCCTCTCCCATAGGAGGTTTGAATGGCTGAACTGATTTTTCGCGGCGGTGCCGCCAATTTCACGCTTACAGGCGGCAGGTCCATCAAGGTCCCGACCGACTCAGGCGGATTTGTTTATATCTATGCCGTTCCGGGGGATGGGATTGTTGCAAGTTCCAGCGATCCAAACCCGACGCCAGAGGCGCCAAAGCCCAAAGCCAAGAAGGTGAAGGTTGAGCCGGCCGAGGATAGCGCGGCGATCGAGGGCGACGATGCCTAGGGCTACCGTTTTCGACCAGTGGGCAGGAATCAAGACGGGATGGCACAAGGATCCAGCGACCGGCACGAATACCATCGTGAACAAGCAGGATTGCGCGGACATCCTCCGCTTGAATGCTCACAGCCGCAATCATGAGCCGGCGCACAACATTCTTGGCGACCGTCTGATGGCTTCAATTCCCGTCGTTTTGTACTACGACACGCTGGCCCAGGATGGCATCGACGCGCGGACCTGGATGCAGCTTCCGCGTTCCGAAAAGCGGAAATGGGAGCGCAAGAAGCTAAATGGCGAGTGGTCGAGGCTTCGGGCGGTCAACGGGAGGCTCTAGATGGCCATTCAGACCTATGGCGAACTGAAGACGGCGATCCAAAACTGGCTCAAGCGGTCGGAAGTGGTGGATCGCATCCCCGAATTCGTGGAACTGGCCGAGAACCGGATCAACAATCAGATCGATGGGCCGGACATTGAGACGGTTGCCACGCTGACCATTGATGCCGAGCGGGTGGCCCTGCCGGCCGGGTTCATCGAGCAGCGTTCGCACTACATTGACGTGGCCGACCCTATCCAGCGGATCCAGTACAAGGCGCCTGAGGCTTTCTGGGATTACAGCCTTTTTGCCAATGCCAGTGGCTTTCCCAGCTTCTACACTGTCGAAGGCCGGGAGCTTGTCTTCAGCCCGGTGCCTGACAGCAGCTACACTGGCAAGTGGCTCTGCTTGCTGCGCCTTGATCGGCTGGTGAACGACGCAGATACGAATATCCTCCTACAGGACCACACAGGCCTGTACCTGTACGGCGCCTTGATCGAGGGTTCCGCATTCCTGGGCAATGATCCTCGCGCGCTGACCTGGGCCACCTTCTACGACAATGCGCTTGATCAGTTTAGGGAAGTCTCCCGCCGCGGTCGCTTCCCCAAGGGCCAGAAGACCTCCTACAGCCGCGTGCCTGTCTACTCCGGCGGAAGGACCAAGATGTAATGGCGGCCCGCCTCTCACAGGCCCTGAGGGCGTCTGGATCGGTCCAGGCTACAACGGAGGTCCCGGTCCAGATTTCCTTTGGCGGATGGGCGCCTGACCAACCTTCGCTTGGAAACCCGGGCACTATCGAGGCCACGAATGTGATCCCCGGCGAGGGGCAGGGCATGTTCGAGCCCGCGCGCGACCTATCCAAGGTCAGCACCAACGCTGTAGACGCCGCCCCGACTGGCGGAATCGTGCTGCGGGATAGCGGGAACAACATCTTTCCTTATGCGGGCACGCCGACCAAGCTTTACGAGCTTCTGGGGAATGCCTGGGTCGATGAAAGCAAGGTGGGCGGCTACAACACAGGCGCAGAGGATGCCTGGGAATTCACCGAATGGGACCCGGACCAGTTGGTCATCGCGAGCAACTTTGCGGACCCGATTCAGTCCATGCTTGTGGGAACCGGCGCGTCAAACGACTTCGCCGATCTGATCACTTCGACCAACAAGCCGAAATCCAAGCACTTGGATGTAGTAAGGGATTTCCTGGTGTTGGGCCACACTGATGACACGAGCGATGGCGTCAAGCCTAGCCGGGTGTGGTGGTCTGCCATTGGTAATCCGACCGACTTTGACCCGGACGCTACCACGCAGGCGGACTATTCCGATCTGGCTAACGGCGGCTGGGTTCAGCGGGTCGTGGGCGGTGCCGAATATGGCGTGATCTTCCAAGAAGGTTTGATCCGCCGCATGGAATACGTAGGAACGCCGGTCATCTTCGATTTGCCGGCGGCTGATCGCAAGCGCGGCACACCGATTCCGGGCAGCGTCATCAGTTTCGGGCGAAATATCTACTACATTTCGGAGGAAGGCTTCTTCGTCTTCAACGGGTCGAGCAGCGAGCCTATCGGCAATCTGCGGGTGGATACCGAATTTTGGAGAATCTTCGACCTTGCCGATAAGTTCAAGGTTTCAACCCAGATTTCCCTGGTTCACAAGCTGATCTGCTGGGGCTTCCCGGCCAGTAGCGCCACGCCTAACACCATCTTCTGCTACAAGTGGGACACGGGCCAGTGGTCGCGAATCCGAGACATTGAATTTGACATCCTGCTCAATGGTTCCAACCAGGGCTTTACCCTCGACGGGCTGGACGCGGTTTCGACCAATATCGACACCCTGACGCCGAGCCTCGATAGCGACGTGTGGAAGGGCGGCAAGCGTTACGAAGGCGCCTTCACGACAGACCATTTCCTGGCATCCTTTGACGGCGATACCTTGCAGGCCCTTCTCCAGACGGCAGAGAAACAGCTAACCCCTGGGCGTAGTTCGCTCGTGGCCTCTGTGCGCCCCATGGTCGAGATCAGCCGGAATGCTCCTGTCGGGTCTGGTTCGGAGAACGGCGCGGCCATGCAGGTGGGCATTTCCAGCCGAGACCGCCTTGATGTGCAACCCGTGAATGAGGCCCCCGTGACTGTCAACGTGACCGGAGAGGCCAACATCGACTCCGAGGCACGATACCAGCGGTTTACCCTGACCATTCCCGCCGGCACCCAGTGGGAGCACGCCATGGGAATGATTGCCTACAAGAGCGCGATGGGGAGGTATGATGGCTATTCTGTCGCCTAGGGCCTCCACGACGCAGCGGGTTCGCACCAAGCCGCCGAT